CTTCCACCTTCTTGATGAAAGGTATTATTTGTCCACCAGAAACTCTGGCTCTGTCTTTTTCTACTTTTCTTATCTTTTTGATTTTAACTGGATCTACTGGAATTAAAGAAACCAATCCCTTTTGTGGGTTTTGTCTATCGATTTCCTTATAGTAATACAATTTGCTATCGACATACCATCTTCTGAATATATCGTGTCCTTTGTTTGCAAAGTCAAGAAGTTTCAGAATTTGATTGTACTCATAGTACATCTTGGTTTTAATTGTTTCTGGGAGATTGACATAATCCAAGTTTAGTTTAATTGGCTTTCTGTCTTCTCCCATAACAATAGATTCATTCACGATATCTTCAATGGCTGAATCAACTTCAGGGTGAAGTGCCATACCACGATACTGACCGATGAGTTGGTTTTCATCTCTAATGGAACCAGAGAAGTCAATGGATGTTCCAAAGACTCCTCCGGTTTCAAATGTATATGTTCCATCATAAGAATCAGGAGTTACTGGAATCTGAGCAGACTCTAGATTCTTTTCTTCCTCACTCTTCTTTCTTCCAAATGCAAACCCAAAAACATCAGTTAGTGCCATGATATAAGAACTTTCTAGAAGTTAAATTAGTCGAGGTTCGCTGGTGATTGCTCAGTCAGCGTGTAGTAAGAGTACGCAATCTGACAAGTAAATGTCGAAACTTGGTTTGTGTTAGCCATGTTGAGTTCTAGAGGACCAACTTGCATTGGCCATGCGTGATGGAGCAAGAAGGTTCTTAGAACAACATCGGTGTTGTGATCCAACATTTGAACTGTTAGATCGGTTGAATATCTGCTGATGTGTCTTCTTGATCCTGATAGATTGGTTTCATGATCATTAAATTCCTTTGACCATGCGTGCCATGCGCTATAAACACCATCCTCACCAACATCGTCAAGGAATGTAACCTGCCACGGTAAGTAGTCTCTATCTCCGGGGAATTTATAAATTCTTCCACGGAATGGAATTGGGATGGTTCCTACGGTGCTTTCTGGTAAAGAAGAAGCCATCGCGTGGGTTCCATTTGGTCCAGATAGTAAACCGATGCCTGGGGCAGATCCTGTGATTAAGAATCTATTAGGACGAGTGCCGCCGTTGAAAGCGTTGATGAATGTGCCTATTGAGTGAAATGCTGACATTTATTTCTCCTGTGCTTTATTTTTTATTAGAGATTCGCATCAGTATTTAGATTGGTAATCACAAGTTTGACATAGTTGATGGACTTAGTTGGTTTGATATAAATGTCTGCAACGAATTGGTTTGAATCAATTATGGATGCAGGATTGTTGCTTTCGTCGCATACAACCTTGAAGTCATATAGACCTCTACCATCCTTGATGGATTGTAAGAAACCAGTGGCTGCATTTGCAAATTGAACGCGGGTTAGGGCATCATTTACCTCGAAGAGCAGATCCATTGCGGTTGTTCCTAGAGTCTTCTTGATGTAATTAATCAGTCTGACTACATTTACGCGAGTCAAGGATGAAGAACTATTAGCCTCTCTTGTGATATCACCGAACAAGAAGACTCCTTCACCGGGGATACCAATAACAGAATTAATCTTTGAGGTGTATAGATTGTCTTGCTCTGTTGCGGTTGGGTTCTTGATCAATCTAACTATGTTTAGTACTCTACCACGACGAGTTCCTGCTGGTGAGAACCATCTGTTTACTTCTCTATCGGTTCTGGCAAAGCAACCAGCGGCATCTGAAGCAAGAGGAATTGTTACGAAATTCTCTCCAACTGTGGTGTTTGAGAGTCCTAGTGTGGATTTTTCACCACCGACTAGGAAGTAGCGTTCACCGGCTGCTGATTCAGCGGTGGATGGGGATGCAGTTACACCGCTTCCGACAGTACCAGTATCGTATCCGAAATAGGTAACACCGATGATTCCGACGATTTCTGGTCTTTGTGCAACAGTATTGACAACGAAAGTTGCTTGTGTTGGTGTTAGGCTAGCAGTAAACACGCTGTCCAGTTCAATTGTAGTATCATACAATTTAGTTGCGGTATTTGCGATTACTAGAGTTCCACCGTAGAGCAGATAATTGTATGCCGAATACCATTCAGTCTTCCAATCAGCGGTTGGTCCTTGACCGGCGGTTCCACCAAAGGTAGTACCGTTTAGTTTGGTAACCCATTCCCCAACATTAGAAACGGTCATATAACCGTTGTTTACATCTGTAGTTACACCGAATATGGTAACTAGATTTGGGGTGGTGGAAGAATACATGCCGGAAATGTGTGGGCTTCCGCCCTCAGAACCAGCAACTACGAATGAATTGTCTACTACTGTTACTGTGACATTTGGTCTTGTTGCCATTTTAGTCTCCTAGAGATGCCTTGATCTCTGGTATTTATTGATTTGGTTATTTCCACTCATTTTTAGGTTCAACCGACCAAACATCTGTTCCGTCTGAAAATGTCTTCAAATTATCCTCATCGTATGTGGAAATGAACCCAAAAGGTGCTAAATCCTCTTCAAGTTGTTTTATCTCATTCTTGAATAGGGCAATTCTTGTGTCTAAGTTAGTCAATTCTTTGAAATATGGTTGTCTTGTCAGCCAAGCAAATAAAACTAAAGTCATCACCAAATCATCAGTGTGTCCATCTTCTGCTCCAAATGTTTGGGCTTTGCTGACAAATGACATTAATTCTGTTAAAATTTCAAAATCCTCAAGAATCAATTTATCTTGTTCTATTAGGTTTTTTAAGATCGAGCAACCAAGTCTTTTTACTTGACTAGTAGTTCTTACGCCAAATACACTTTCACCCCTACCGAAACCACCAGTTACTACTTGTCCCTTTCTTCCCTTCATACTGGACATAAGAACATGTTCGTACTCTAACTCGCTATGAAGAATGTCTGCCACTTGTCCACCAATGTCATTAATTTCAATAAACACATATGCTTTGTTATATCTGTGTCCTGTTTTTTCAATGATGGTTGGATATAGCATAGGAGATATCAGATTGTTTCTATATCTGCATACAACTTTATATGGTGAAGATGTAGCATCGATTACAGTAAATGCGCTATAATCTTTTCCTTGTCCTCTGGCAGTATCAACCGAAATGAAATACAGATGATCTTCTTTTGGCTCTTCGAATACAACCAATCCATCTTTTGACTTATAAATTGGTTCGTTCCAAGTAAGAGCATTTAATTTTGAAGTAGATATTAATGTGTTAGAAGATCCTAAAAAGTTACATTCAAACTCAGACTCGAATTGTTTTTCCGATGTCTGTTTGATCATCTCCTCTTTCCACTTTTGATCGCGGAGTTTACCACCAGCAGTGGATGGAACTTGCGACCAGTGAACTTCTATGGGAACATATTCATTCTTACCTGGCTCTCCGGGTTTCTTTGTAGCACCCTTCCAGAGTTTGTAGAACATGTTTAGACCATTTGGTGTAGAGATCAGCAATACCTTTGTACTCAAACCAGAGGTAATGGTTGGGAATACGGAACTAAAGAACTCTTCTGCAATGTTTTGTGGAACGAATGCAAACTCGTCAAGAAATAGAAGGTTAAAAGATCCACCACGAACAGCAGATGCTGATGTGGAAGATGCTAGGATCTTAGAACCATTCTCTAGTTGAATAGATCCTTTGTTCCATTCCAGAATACCTTGTTGCAACCATTTTGGTAAATACTCGTAAGCCAATTTTAAACGAGATAACATTTCGCGTGCTGTGGATTGCTTGTTAGCAAGAATTGCTACGCTCATGTTTTGATTGAACAAGATGTAATGAAGAATATAGGCAATAACCGTTGTTGATTTACCAGACTGACGAGGCAGTTTAGCAATCACATAACGATTGTTATGAATCTTATCGATGATGTCTTCTTGATAATCGTATAACTCGAAAGGTACAAGACCTTTATCTAGAGTTACAATCTTGATGTAGTTCTTTGTGAAGTAAACTGGATCGTTTGCACACTTCACATATTCTTCGACTTGTTCTTTTGTGAATTCAATTTTTACTCCGGGTCCCTTTAGGTTGGGATTTCCGAGGTAACTTTTACTGCTGTTGTTCTTCCCCATTACCTAATGCCTTTCTTCTGCTACGACCTTGATTTACTAAGTCTTGCAGATCACTTGTCGAACCAACATATATGGCATTTGTTGTGTTATTATTAACAGTGATTTTTTCTTTTTCAATTTCTTTCTTTTGCTGATGAAGACCCATTAAGTCTTTATTCATTTCAGCAAGTTGCTTTGCGAAGTTTGATACAACTTCAAATCCTCTTGGTGAATCTAAACTATCGGCTAAAGAAATAGCATTTTCCAGACTAGATTTGCCTTTTTCAATTAACTCTTTTAGATTTTGTCTGGCGTATTCAAAATCAGAATCCATTCGTTTTTGTTGAACTTCTTCTGATACTGGCTTTACTGTTATCTGCTTTGGTTCTCTTTGAAAATCTACACCAAGTGTTTCTGATATTGCATCGAATACTTTAGGAACTTCGTCACTCATAATGTGTTATCCTCGATAATATTGATATCTGCTTCTTTAATAATTCCAGATAGACCTTCTTTGATATAACCAAACA